ACATACTTCATAAACCTTAAAAATGCCATATAGATAGCTACAATATAGCACACGCATAATATTATGGGCGATGGTGTTCCCATTTGCTGGCGTTTTTCTCTTACAAACGTATTGACAATGTTGTAATATTGTTGTACTTTCGCAGAAAACAAAAAAAAGCTATGGGAGCCTCGATTACATTCAAGCCGGTTGTTTATGAGCAATACCGACGGCTTGACGGAACATATCCCGTCAGAATCAGAATGACTGCTAACAGGAAGTCTCGCTTCATTTCCACGACAATCGCCGTGACAGCTTCGCAGTTGACAAAAGGGATGAAAATCAAAGACAGATCAGTTCTTGACCAGCTGGACCGGCTCATGGCCGACATGCGCAGGTCGGTGGCGGCGCTCGACCCGTTTACAATCTCTAAAATGTCGCTGGACGACATTCTTGCGCACATGCGAGACGACCATAATGGATTTCGGCTCGATTTTTTTGAGTTTGCGGAATCAGTTATTAATGGCAAGAGGATCGTGAACACCCAGTGGTATTATCGCACTGCGGTTAATGCTTTCCGGAAGTTCGTGGGCAAAGACCGTCTCGACATCGCGGAATTAAGCTCGTCACTCATGCGGGCATTCGAGCAGCATCTGCGCGGGATTAGTGGCGGGGACAAAGCAAGAGCTATAAGCGCCTACCCCTCGGCCATCGCGTATATACACGGGCAGGCTAGGGCTATGTATAATAATGAGGAAACAGGAGACATCAAGATTCGCAACCCATTCGCCTACTATCGTGCACCTCGGGAACAACAGGCAGCTCATAGGAATATCAGCCGCGAGGCTGTCCAGAAGCTTATCGATGCGCTTCCGGTACTGACGGATCCAAGCGCTATATTCGCAGTGTCGCACTTCCTGATGTCATTCGCGCTGATGGGAATGAATGCGGCAGACATGTACACATGTGCTGCTCCGGACAAGGAAAAGATAATCACTTACAATCGCCAGAAAACGCGCGACAGGCGAAGCGATGACGCAGAGATGAAGGTGCGGATAGATGAGCGAATAGAAGCGCTATATGAGCGCCTGAAGGACAAGACAGGAAGGAGGGCATTCGCCATTTACCTACGTTATACATACGGGACAGCAGGCGCGGTCATATCCAGGGGGCTGCGGGCTGCTGCAAAAGTCCTGGAAATTGACGAGCCGATGACTTTTTACAGCGCCCGGCATACCTGGGCGACTCTCGCCTATTCGGCGGGCGTCGAAAAGGCCGTCATCAATGATTGTCTGTGTCACGTTGACAGCAGCATGAGAGTGACGGATATCTACATTGCTAAAGATTGGCAAGTCATGTGGAAGGCAAATGAAAAGGTGCTCGACCTCTTTGACTGGTCAAGCATCCAATAAGATAGCCGTCATTTGTCTATACTCGGAAGTATCGTCTGACTGAGAACCCTTCGTCCGCGTCTTCGAGCCTGGCGACTGCCAATTCCGCACATACGCGGGCTTCTTGTTCCGGGTTCGCATAATTTCGCAGTACACCCCATTCATCGGACCACACCATGTTCATGACCGTGAAAAACGCCCACCGATTATACTCGTCATCCTTCTCGTACCTGATTCCGAGGGCGTCCAGGGCCTTGAATAGTTCATCCGCTTCGTCCCAATGACCGCCCCTGGAGCCGTCGAAGTTTACAAAGTTTCGGACAACGCGACTCGCTTCGTCCTCTGACAGGTATTCGCGATATCTGACGAAGTCCTCGCATTCGTCAGCGATGGCGCTTGCCGATTCCGCATCCATCGTCTCGATGAGCTTCAGGATGATTGCCTGCCCTGTTTCAGTGTCTATCCTTTCGCGGAGGAGATCCATGAACCTGCCCGCAATTATATTCGTGTCCATAATCTTGCTAATTTAGAATTGTTACATTTTGCTCGGCTGGTTCACCAGCCTTGAAAGCATGTCCTTGAGTTCGCCCATCGTCGCTTCAATCTTGCCGAAGCGCTGCTCCGTCTCCTGCTTTTCCCTGAAGGCCGGATTCAGTTCCGCGAGCAGCGATGTGGATTTTTCCAGAATCCGCTTCTGCTGCTCGACCGAGGCGATCGCCTGTTCTGCCGCCGCTTTCATTGACTCGACTTCTCCGGCGAGTCCTTGCCTGTCAACCGAGAGGACGAGATTGCCGGCATACGTGACCGAAAGGCTCTCAGGTATGACATAATTGGCAGTCTTGCCGTCTGCCTCGATGGAGACATCCACGACCATTCCCGACTTCCCTGCAGCCGGGTTCATCTCCATCCGCGGGAAGCCTGCGGATACGACCTTGCCTTGTATCAGCGTCAAGTCCTGCTTGTCGAGGATGAACACTGGATAGTTTTGTTTCAAGTCCTTGAAATACATACGCGATTAAATTATGAGCGGAGGGCGTTTGCCACCCTCCACTCTGTGAAACATAGACTTTTAGGCCGTTGTTGCCGCTGGTTTGAGAGCCGCAATGAGTTCCGCATTCTGCCTCTGCTGTGAGAGTTCGAGACGTGCGTCATTGTACCTCTGCTGGAGGTCTGCCTGCCAGTGACTATTGAGGGTATCAATAATCCTTTGCGTGTTGTCCTGACCAGAACGTACAATATCGCACTTGTCCTGTTGCATCTGGAAGCCAATGCCGGAAAATCCGCGCTCTACACTCCTGTTCACGAAGTCGAAGCTTGATTGCATCCTGTTCTCGATGTCTTTCTGCCCAAGCTGGTTCTCGTAGCCCATTTTGAGGATGCTCTGCTGTGTGTTGCAGCAGCAGTCCTTGATTGCCTGAATGACGTTGCAGTCACCCATATTCACGGCATTGATAACGCGCTCCGCCGAGAATCCTACCTGTCCGCCGACCTGCTCGATAGCAGAGCGAACCGCGCAGATTCCTCCCTGCAACTGGTTGAAGTCGCAGTTGAGACTTGCCGCAAGTGTGGAGATGGCATTGTCATTGCCCTTGATTGCCGACATCAGCAGGTCGCTGTTGTGATTGTCGGCCATCTGATTGCGCAGCGAATCGATCTGACTTTGAATTTCCGTGCCCTGGAGGCCTCTATTTCCGAAACCGAAGCCGTTCCCGCCGAACAGCGCGAGGAAAATAAGGTACATCCACGGATTGTTCATCCAGTTGTTCGCTCCGCCGTTCATTGCGGCCATCATTGCCATCGGATCCGTGTCGCGCTTTCCGAGCATCGCGGCAGCAAGAATATCATTGTTACCTCTATCGCAACAATAGATTTTGTCAACCATTTCTGACATAATATGTTGGTTTAGTGTTATCCGCCTCTTCTGCCTTCGGCGGTCTTGGCACGTGTACATCGTGCTACAAACATATCAATATCATCGCTAATATTCAGGCAGTTAGCTCCGTGTTTCGCGCCTATTGCTTCCGCGTTGTTTCCCTGTTTATGCAAGCCACTTCTGAGACAGCCGCTCGCAGACAAGACGCAACCCCGCAGAGTTTGCAAGGCGTGCCTCGAACCCCGATATTGCGCTCCTGACGGCACGTGCCGACAAGCCCATCCTCTCTGCAATCATTGCCGGATAGAAGCCGTTGCCGAGCAGCAGGAAGATGACGAGGTAACGCGCGTCCACGACCTCTTCCTTGCGTTCTGAAGACAATATCCGGTCACTGTCTATTTCCGCCTCCGAGGAGACGTCTGCAAGTATTCCGGCGAAAATTTCCGATTTTCTCATACGTTTGTTAAATTTTTTGTTTAACTTTCGCCTCAGCCAGACTTGATAAGATACCACATAACCCACAAGCACAAACATGAGGCATTTAACTTTGCCCCTGTAAATGTGCCTGTGGGTTTTCTTATTGAGCTGGTTACTTATTAGAATCTTGCAGTTGCAAGTCAGGGGCATTTTTTTGCCCTTATAGTGTCTATCTGCGCAATATTAAGGCTAAAATGCGCGCCTTATTCTTCCAAGCTATCCAACACGCCATGGCGGCTAATAACGCCCAGAAACCGCGCAGCCTGAAGCGCTGCCATGCCGTCAGTTGTTTCTCAACCTTGACCACGCGCTCCTTGTCGACATAGACTGAATCTACCTTGTAGCGGTAGATAGTGTCGCGTAGGAACTTGTACCTGTCGCGGTATCTCTCGACATACTTGTAAATCGTGTCGCCTTTCTCTTTGACGAACACAGAATCGCGCTTGTAGACCGAATCTACCTGCACCTTGCTGACGTAGGTGGTATCGCGCACGTAGATAGTTTGCGTCTGCACTCTTGTTGCTCCGCACGAGCAGAGCAACAAAACAACAAGGCCTAATAATATTATTCGTTTCATTCCTATACTACAATACTATTTTTCGCCCTTTGGTAAATCGCCCACCTGTCGTCAATGCCGTTCAGTCCTCCGTTCACGCACTTGGTGATTGCCCCGAAGATCTTGCGCTCTCCTGATCCCGATAGCCTGTCCGCCAATGCGTTCAGGCCCTTCGCCTTCCACCACAGGGCGGCAGAGCGGCAGGCGTCCAAAGGCATCAGGAGGGCATCGGGCCAGACCGTCAAGTCCTTCCCCATCAGTGCCGACATCGCCACGTAGTTGTCTCTTCCGGTAATCTGAATCAGTCCGCGGCCTCTGAACTTCCAGCCGTCTCCGCTCTCCTCGCTTCCGTTGCCCATGCGTCCGGCATAGACGCGGTTGGCAATCCTCTCCGGATGATGCGCGTATGAGCTGGCCTCCTGCGGCGTGCGGAAATACTTGGGAAAGACCTTCCGCAATGCCTGCGCGGAGTAGTTCAGGTTCTCCTCGGTTCTGTTCAGTTGCGCCGATTCGTGCCCTATTTGTGCTAGGAAGGCACGCGCCCTTGCAGCCGTGTCAATGCCGCATTCCGCCATCGCCTGGTGCAGAGCTTCGCAATATCTTGCAATGCTCTTCGACTGCGGATATATCTTCCGCAATGTGTCACATGTAATCTCCATCACTTACTCCTTTTTCCCGATGCCGTGCTTCGGCTGTTCCTTAATCATCTCGATAATCCTTTGAGCCTTTTCGCTGTCCACGCACGAGATAATCTCCTGAACAGCATCCACCACTCTGCCAGCCGCGCTCTGCTTCTTCCGCGAGTTCTCAATGACGGAGCGCCCTTCAATGAGAAGTACGCCCAGCGTCGCAAGAATCGCGCAGTACGGCAGGTTGTACCATACGAACACAGCGCCCAAGATGTCAATCAACAGAAAGAAGTACACTATCCGCAGATAGTCAATAATCTTCCGGATGGTCTTGCGCAATCCGTGGCTCATAATCTTTTCCTTGTTCGCCTTCGCCGCGTCTATGCCTGTCCACATGTCAATCAGCGCCGCAGCACAAACGAGCACGCAGAGCATGAAGGCTATCATAATCCCCCTGCACATTCCGTCAGGGAGATTCAGTGTTGTGATAATATCGTCCATCCTATCCCTCCTTGTCCTCTACATCCTTGAACCACTTCGCGCTCTTTTCCTTCACTATTACTTCAGCGAATACGTCGCCGTTGCGCGTGTCGATTATTCCGTTGGGTGAGGAGAGCCTCACATAGCCCTCCCTCACTCCTTCAATGTTCATCCTGTTCATATTATTCAGTTGTTTCGTTGGTTACTTCCGTTGCCTTTGCTTCAAGCGCTGCGACCTTGCCAGCCAGTTCGTTGATAGCAGAAACGAGGTCGGTCTTGCTTGCGGTGTTCAGGCTCGACAATGTGCCGATGTGCGTCTTGTTTGCCTTGATGGTGTTGTATGCGTCGATAGGATATACGATGTCAGCACGCAGAGGCGTGGATGTCTTGCCGTCGGTGATTATCGCCTCCTCCGTTCCGCCTTCTGCGACCTGTTCCGTGAGGTTCAGTTCGTCGTAGGTTGTTTCTTCCGATGTGGCCATCTCGTAATATAGCATAACGCCTTGCAGCGACTGCTTGAATTGCTCCGGCGTGGCTGTCTCGTAGGCGGAATCGTAGATGTAGATCCAGCCACCTCTGTTTATCGCAATAGTTTTATCTTTTCTTTGATTTTCGGCCAACACTGCTCCGCTTGCCAAGTACTTCACACAAACTATATTAGCCGCAATATCCAGTGATGAAGGAATAACTATAAGCCCTTTTGCATTAAAGGTATCAGGCCCCCAAGATGTCTTCTTGTTACTGCCGCCTTGAACCCAATCTATCTCGCCCAAATTCAATATCCCAATCCTCTTCACTGCCTTCGTTGGCGTAATCTCGTCATACGCTGAACCGGCAGACTTCAGTCCATCAGGGAAGTACTTCTTCAGGGTTTCGCTCCACTTTCTTTCACTGACTTTGCCCTCGGTGTCGGTGGTCTTGATTCCCTCTGCGAATGACGACACGATTTCGCCCTCGTTGAAAGGGATGTACGGCACGTCGTCGATGCTTGAATAGCCGAGGCGCTTTGCGAAGTCGTCGGGTGTCGTAGGCTCGTTGCCGGAGCCGAACATCTGGGTGAGGTCGAAGACTTGTCCTCTTTTGATTGCTGATTGTTCTCCGCTCCCCTTTGCATCATAAAGAGCGATACTTGAATTAGTATTATCTCTTTTTATGATAACTGAAATAAATTTATACGTGGGGGAAAGATCTAGCTTGATACCACCATTATTACCTAAAGATAGCGTATAGTATCCACTCTCCGCTCCTTTTGCCAAAATAGTCAAAACATAATAATGCCCGTTTGCAGCATCAGGAATTTTTGTTCTTAAAAAGCACTGAGACCACGCTGTTCCAGTTGTATTTACCTTTTCCTCGTCTTCTTTTGCCACACACCACTGGTTCTTCACCACGCTATACCCCTTTATCCTCTTGATGCTCGCGCTTCCGTCCTCAATCTGGTTGTCTCCTCCTGCCTTGCGCGACATGATGACTTCCTCGGTCGCATCACCCTTTGACGTGAGGTTGTCAGCAGTTCCGACACGCATTGATTCGTAGTAGCCGTCAGCGAATGACTTGAGGTCCACCTTCTTCCGCAGGTTGTTGATTTGCGTGGCGATAGAGGCTTTAGTTCCGTAGCGGAGAACCCTCAATGTCGCAGCCTCCGGCACGTCGGCACGATAGCAGACGAGCACGTCAGAGTAAGCCTCCATTGCCTCAAAGCAGACATAACCGCTCGTAGGTATGTCGGTGCTCATTGCCGAGAACAGCGGCACGTATTCAATTCTTTCAGTGCCGGATGTCGTCGTGGTCTTGATTCGTGCGACGAAGAGAGCCACGCCCAGCTTCATCTTGGCGGCGCTGCCCATATACAGCTCGTAGGTGTTGCCTACCACCACGGCACCGATAGCCGCGATGTTGAAGTCCGCGTCATCCACGAACTCGCCGTCAGCGTTGATATACTTGCCTGTGGTCTCCGCCGTCATTGCCACTGACGGAAGTTCCGCGTACTGCCCCAAGTCGCGCTCAAGCGCCGCGACGCCGGAGGACACTTCTTTAGCCTCCGCTGCTGCATCGGTGGCGTTCTTGGTTGCCGTCTCTGATTCAGTCTTCAGGCGTGCGAACTCTGTCACACGTGATGATTCGGCGGCGACCCTTCCTTTTTCCGCTTCCACGCGGACAGCCTCTTCCGATGTTCTTGCTTTCTCGTTATTCTTCCGCAGCTCCTCGTTTGCCGCTCTTGTCGCTTCGGCATTGGCTCTTGCGCTTTCCGCCTTCACCCTTGCAGATTCCTCATTAACACGGCCAGTTTCGGCGTTCACACGAGACTGCTCGCCGGTAGCTCTCTGTTCCTCTGCTTCCGCCCTTTTGGCTTCCGCGTCGGCGCGTTTGCCCTCGGCCAAAGCTCTTGCCGTCTCTGCGTCAGCACGTGCCAGCTCCGCCTCTTTGCGAGCGTTTTCGGCATTGACGCGCTGCTCTTCTGCCTCTGCGATGCTAGTGTTCGTCGCTCCTGCCTTCTGTGCTGCCGCATTGGCCTTCGCCGCCGCATCGTTTGCCGCCGTGGCTTTCGCGTCCGCATTGCCGGCGGATCTATCAGCTGTCGCTGCCGCATCGGTGGCCGCTTTCGTTGCGGCCTCAATCTTGGCAATAGCCTCGGACAATGAATAGAAGCGCATCGTGCCGTCAATGTCCAGAACGACCTCGCCAGTGTCGGCATCCGCTTCTTCGGTTGTCCTGACGATCTCGAATGCCGGAACGTCCAGCGACGAAGAGAATGCCTTGCCGTCCGCGAACTCGACTATCACGCGGAAAGGTCCTGTGTAGTTCTGGTCCTTCGCCGCGTAGGTGCAGCGCAGCGTCTGCCCTTCAGCCTTGTGGGCCATTTCCGCCACCGGCTGCCCCTGGACGTCCGAGAAGGCGTACACGTGACGAATGTCGCCCTCGCTCCACGTCACCGGCTTGCCGGATATGTTGACCGACAGGGCAATGATGGCGTCCGTGCCGATTCGTATTTTCTTTAATGCTGTCATGATTATGATAATTAATTAGTTAGTAGTCACTTCTGCAATGGTGGCCGTACCTCCGGCCGCCGCTATCGCTTTCTGGATGCTCTGTGCTTCAGAATGTGTGTAATTATTGCCTACCAGTGCGGGTGGATTGTCCACCATGGTCTTCGCGTCCTTAATGTTAATTCCAGCGCTATCGACCAGGGCATGTATGACTTGCATCTTGTTCGGGCCAACCTCCGTCAGCGTCACGGACCACACTCCGCCCACTTCCGGTGCATCCTCGCTCCAGATGTCGTCGTACTGCTCGAACTCGTGGAGCCGCACTCCGGACATGATGCCCGAAACGAAGTCATACGTACCTCCCTGCAACAGGAATTTATGCCCCTCGTATCTGACGACTGCATTGTAGTTCCATAGTCCTGCCGGCGAAGGCATGCAGTCACCCTCCAGCATCTGCATCGGCTCGCGGTGGTATTGGAGGATCTGCTTGTGAATGAACACCGGAAACGGAGAAGTCACGCCATCCCATGTGACGCGATACTGCACCGGTGCGACGAGCCCCTCGCTATTCGCATAATAAACGGCGTTGCCGTAGTTCTGCGACGTCTGCCAAACCACGTCACGGCTCAGGAACCCTATGTCCGGAGAGCGCGTTTCCGTCACGTTGTAATTGTCATTGTTGATGGTCGTGGTCGTATCTGACTCCAGCTTGCCGACAGCTTCAGCCTTCAGGGAAATGCCGGTGACAGCCATGTATATTCCGCAGCCTTGAGGCGTCAAAAGTACGTTAGCATCTCCGACGTCGAAGTATATCTCCGACAGGACAAGACGCAGGCGGCCGGCCGTGCGCATCAGTGTCTGCCCGATGAGGGTGGACGAATCCTCGAGATTGAAAGATATGGAGCCGGCATTCTGATTTTCGCTGTATTCAAGAATCTTGCGGCCCTGCTGCCAGCTCGTTTCTGTCTTGTAATATTCAGTGCCGTCCAAAGTCGTAAATATCAGCGCATACTTGAGCGACGACAGGTGCGGAGTGAATTCTTTTCTTTCCGTCGTTCCACCGCTTTCTCCAGTCGTAGAATGTGTCAGCAGCACATATTCAGGCTGTCGCCCCCTTCGCTGTGCATATATCGCAGGACTTTCTGCGAATTGCAGCTCCAGCGTGCCGTTCATGCCGGCCAGCAATGTGTCGATGTTGTAGACGAACACTCTTGACGCGGTTTTCTCATTGGCGGACAATAGCGCTACATGGTCAAGGTCCAGCTCGGATGATGTCCTGCCAGCCAATGGACCGAAGCCGTTTCCTGTCTGCCAGCCTTTAGCGGCAGCATTGGTGTTCCGAGTAACGGCACCCGTTATCTGCGCGTATGTCGCCGGACGCTCCTGAATCATTACGGAGATGTTGGTCGTGTATGTGTCGGTAGCTGCTTTCAATGACAAGCCGTCCGATGCTTCATATTGCGCCTCTTCACTGAAGTCATATTTCATATTCTCGACTATCCGCTTATACGCCGGCTTGTAGGTGCGAGTGCCGCCGCCGAGGAAAACGACATCCTGCACATCAGTGCTCTGCTGCGTCGGATTCCCCAACCACGGCAAGTAACGCAGATGGCCCACAACGTATTGGTTGTTCCCTGTGTAACGGATAAACAGGCCCAACGAGGACAATACTGATTCCACGACATCGTACCAGTTCTTGCCTTCGAACTGCGACACATTCACGCGGAAGTCCGCCAATTCCGAATTGTCGTATAATATCCATTTGTGTGCAGACTGATACTCCCACTCGCCGAGAAGGTAATATATAGCCATCTGGAAGTCTATCTTGTCGATTGCCGCCTTCAGCAGGTTGGCAATCGTCGCCGTGCCGGCATTGTCTCCCTGAAGGTCGAAATCGAAGTCCTGGAGATGGCCGATGTTGTCGCGTGCGGTAATGGTCACCGCTCCGCGATAGTCCAGCGATTCCTGCCAGTTGTCGGGCGTTATGAATCCGCTCCACAAGTATTGCTGCCCTTGCTTGATGATAACCTTATACATTGTGCTGTCAGGCGTGAAGAACTCCTGCCAGTCTCCAGACTTCTCCGTCGCCGCATCCGCAATTTCCGGCGCGTCCACGAGCGTAAAATTCACGATGGTCTTCTGGATAGGAGAGACAGGGTCGTCGTCTCCGTCGACCTCAAGCGTCAGCCCTCGCCATGCGCGGATAGTCTTTGCCTCGAATGATTGCGGCAGATCCTTCTGCCATATCTCCAAGGTGAATGCCTTTGCGCCGGCTTCCTTTCGGCTGTCGAAATTCGCCACATATTTAAGTCCATATTCCGCCATGTTACCTCCCGTAATAACTTCGTGCATTGTCGCCCGATATGAGTATGTCCTTGCCGGAAATCCTACCTTTCACGTAGATTGTCATTTCCGTGCTGATATTCGTGTCCGTGCCTGCGCCTGACGAGCCTGCCGCGGCGGACGACGACGCGGAGCTGCCTGCGCTCGCTCCGAGAGACTTGATTCCTGATGATATGGCCGAGCCGATGGCTATAAGAGCCATTCCGGCGGCAATGGCCGGAGCCCCCTGCAGGCTGTCAAGCGATTTTTTGAAAACTTCCACGGCGACGCCTTGCGCGACAAGCATCTCTCCGAGCTGCTTAGCCGTGTTTGCAAACGGCTGCATGAGTGCCGACAGGATACTGGAGGCATCCGCTCCCTCCAGTCCGAACAGCATGTCTGTGAATGCTTGGGTTCCGTCAGATAGGCTTTCGGTTATGGCTGCCGTCAGCGCATGGTTAAGTTCGGCAACTTTTGCCGCCTCGTCCGCCTGCTTGTCCGCTGCCGCTTGTGCATCCTTTTGCGCCTGTTCCAGTGCGGCCTCCTGACTCTGCTGATATTCCCATGTAGCCTTGGCTGCCTTCTCGTAATATTCCTGTGCGAACTCCGCGAATATCCGCTGCTTCTCCGTCATGTTGCTCAATGCTTCGTCATGCGTGCGCTCGAACTCTTCCAGAGGGTCGGCCATCTTCTGGAACTCCTCGTCGGCGGCTATCACTTCCGCTTCTTCAGCCACCTGCGCACGGAAGTCCGACATGCCGTCCTTGACGCTGCCAAGTTTCTTGATGAGGTCGTCAAGTCCTGTTTTCTCCATTGATTGCGCTGTTCGGTCGGCACGCTTCAGCATGTCGTTCATCTCATTGGTAGTGTTATAGTACGCCTCCATAGTGGACACGAGATTGCCGGAGATGTCGTCGCTGAGGTTCTGATAACCAGCGAAGAAATCACTATACTCGCGCTCAACTTTGGCCGGATCTGAACCCATCATCTTGATGAGGTCTACAACCTTCTCGGTGCTATACTTATTCGGAGATATCCCGCCTAACACAAGATATTGCTGGACAGTCTTGTCTAGGATGTCCTTAATTCCTTTCACTCGCGGCGCGTAGATGTCCTCTACCTCCTTGCGGTAGTCCTTTGCCGCTGCCTCTCTATCAGAAGCAGAGAGCGCGGAATTCATCATTTTGAGATATAGTTCGTGAAGTTTCGGACCGGTTTGCTCCATGTTCAGTCTGAACGCATACTCTATCTCCGTCATGGCGTCCTTGGCTTGAGACAGAGCCTTACCGACAGCCATAGCTTCGACTTCCGTTGTGTCGGAAAAAAAGGCCTTGAAAAAGCCTTTGAACCACCCGTTCGCTGCTATCTCTCTGTTGAATTCCGCACGTATCTGCTGCAAGCGTGTGGAGACTTGCGTCATAAGAATGTCCCATTGGTCACCCATGGTTTGCGAGGATTTGACAAAGTCGAGAGCCATTTTTGTTGCCGCAGCACCAATAGCTCCCCATACGGCAGCGGCCGTGACGGACAAGCTCTTTATCTTGTCCGAGAACGACCGCGTCTTGCTTTGTGCCTCGTCCAACCCTTTCTTGTATTCGTCCGATTTGAGTTTCAACTTGACCCAGAGGTCACCTATCTTTCCCATGTCATTTTTTTGATTTTATGAAATCTTCCAGCAATCTGTCCAATTCCAGTTGTTCGTTCCGTGATACTTGCCAGTCTCCTTCCTGTGCCCTTGCAGCCTCCGCGTCCTTCTCCCATGAGAACGGCACCCACAGCGACGGCGTGGACGGCTTCTGCTTCACATAAGGATTCATTTGCAAGGCTAGGAACATCTGCCACCTTGCGCGTTCCCATTTTCGCCGCTCGTCCTGTTCCGCCGCCTCACGCAGGAGGATGTACTGCCGCATGCTGACCCATCCTGCTTCTTCCTCACTCTTGCCGCACCTCCCCACCAGAAACGCCTCAATAGGCGCGTAATCCAGCCACACAAGGATTTTTTTTTTGCATCCGTATCCTTGTTCTTTTTCTTCGCCTCGTCCGTCAGCTCCGCAAGGCTCTTTCCTGACAGCAGCCGCACGGCCTTTGCGACAATTCGCCCGAACTCGTCCGGATGCTCGGCAGCCCAGACGTGGAAGTCCATGCGCGTGTATTCGAACTCGTCCGCATCCTTGCCGGAGAGCTCCCACCAGTTCAGCGCACCGCAATACAGCACGTCCGCATAAAGCGACATGACGGCAGGGATGTTTTCCCCGTCAGCCTCCAAGGTGACGCCCTCGCGCCCCTTGTAAACAAAAAGGCGCGGCGTAATCAAGATGTTCACCGCCACGCCTTTCTTCAATTCGATAGAAAACTCCGCCGTCATACTTCTGCCGATATGGTTGGATAGTGTGTTGGTTCTCCTGTGACCGTCAGGTCTATTGAGCGAGACGCGACAGATCCATAGTCGTTGGTGTCGGAGATTCCTGTGATGATTGCCTCAAAGAGATCCCCCTCGGTAGGTGTTGCGCTGCCTGTATCGCCCGAAAGCTCGCCGATGAAGCCGAACACCGATTGTCCATTGTGAAGCGAACTGATAATTTTATGTTGCATCTCGCTTGCCGCGTCATCAGTGAAGACTGTTACAGACGCGGTCGCTCCCAACTTTCCAGAAAGGAATTGTGCCCATCTGTTTTGCTTATCACTTACTTCGATTGCTTCAGCTGTGCGGTTGAAGCCGTTGTTCTGCTCGCCCTTCAGCCAGGTGAAGGTTCCAGCAGTTTTGCCTGTTGTGAGGTAGAATTTCCTCACGTTTCCAAGTTTTGCCATGATTTTCCTTATTTAGCTGCCAAATAAAAAGTTATGTTTGTTATCACGCGATAGAGGACAGCTTGTGTCTCCGTCATGTCTTCCATCGTCTGCGCGGTGCTTTCGGTCACGCCCAGAATGCGGAAGTTGTCAGTAGTGTCCTCTGCCTCCTTGATGAGGTCCAGATTCCTCTGACTGATTGCCAGCGCCTCGCCTAGGCTCCTGCTCGACATCGAATCAATGGACACGAGTATCTGACGCACGTCACCGCCCTTGTCGATGCCGCTCTGCTCGTTGATTGACGCAATCTCCGCGCGCGGATAGCCGGCGGTGCTGCCGACAAATACGCCCTTACGCTGCATCGCTTTTGTCAGGTGACGGAAAAGCTCGTCACATGCCTGTATGCTCTTGTTGATGTCTATCATTTGCCCCTGTTGATTATCTTCGTTAATGCCGTCTTTATTCCGTTGTATATGACCTTCTGCTGCGAAGCTACTGCCGGACCGAAGAACGGCTGCGCCTTCGTACCCTTCTTCGCGATTTTCCTCGCTATCAAGAAAGCGACGGAGGCCGCCTGCTTCTCCTTGCGGATCCGGAGCTTCTTCCGCACCCATGCCGTCAGTATCTTCGGCGGCGGCATCTTGCCTGCCTTGCGGCCGTTCTCCACGTACTCGGCATAGCCTCTGCCCTGTTCCTCGGAGAAGAAGCCCGCCTGATAATCGCAACTGCCCAGCTTCTCCGCGCGTCCGCTGTTGGATAGCAGTCCGGTGGTGTTCGTGCCGTTCATCCGCAGGTTATGCTGCGCCTCGGATATGATGGACATCGCACCCTTTGACAGCGTCTCGTCGCACACCCTCCTGACTTCAGCCGTGTGCTTCCCGAATGCCTTTTTCAGCTCCGGAAAATTCTCGACAATGAATCCGTCCTGCTCCATGCTCCTCCGCGTCAGGGGTTGTCTACCTGGTAATATCCTGATATGCGCATTATCCGTTTGCGCATGCCTACGTTTTCCGGCTGCGAGAACACGATGTCGTGGCCTTGCCAGCGTATGCCGTTGAACTTGGCCGCCGTCCACCGCATCTCGATGTCCACGCCCACGACGTCTGCCTGCTGGAACGTCATCATCGACTTCGTTGCGCTCATCTGTTCGACCGACGCGAAAACGCGGAGCACCACGCGCGGCTCGCCGAGGCTGGCATGCCCGTATTCGTCCGTGTGCGGTTCAGCAAACAGCAGCTCTATCGGCTGCGTGTATGTCCTCGCGTTTCTCGGTTGTCTTAACATTGCGCTATGATCTTGATTAGTTCGTCAGTCTGCCCGTCGTACAGGGCTGTCGCATATTGGAACACAAGCGGCAAAAGGCGCCCGTATTCGGCCTCTCTCGGCTCGGTGGTATAATTGACCACGAGAGACGGCAAAACGCCCGCAGTGCGCACGTATCTGCCGTCCGTGGTGTAATCTACGCTTGCTCCGTCAGCGGAAGTCACGGACAACACCTCCGCAGGCGTCTGGTAGAGCCGGATGTCGCGTGACGTGTTCCTGTCCACGTGCAGCTCCAGCTCGCACGGCAGGATGCTGACGTCGGCGTGCTCCTGGATCTCCAGGGCCGCAGTAGTAAGCATCCGCTGCAATATTGCGTCCTGCGTATCGTCAACTGCTCCCGCATACCTCTTGAGTTGCGGAAGCAGATATGAGCGCCTGTCGTCTATTACTTTCTTGACTATGAGCATGTGATTTATCCAATTATCTTCCAGAAGCCTTCCTTGATCATATACTTCACGACCGCGTCCACGCGAACCTTTCGCCGTTCTCCGGAAGGAATGCCGTCGTGCGGTTTTACCACCTCACACACGACGACCTCTCCTATCTTCGGAACGTGCGGCTTTTCCGGCCGTTTGATGTCAGCAGGCATTAGGCTGCTGGTGCAATCGCTGCAATCGCGGTGGTTGCGTTAGCAACGTAGATGATGCCCTTCTTCTCCGGTCCTGGAACCTTGACCTGGAAGGACTTGCGCAGCCAGACTCTCCATCCGTCCTTGCCTGCGACCCTTTCGAGTTCCATCTCGTAGTCTCCGCGGTCGATAATCTCGACGCATGAGGTGTCGGCCACGAGGATCTCGGTTGCCGCGAGCTGGTCGGAAGTAATGACGCGAACCTGTCCGAACATGCCGGTCACCTGATTGAAGAGGTAGTTTCCGTTCTTGTCCTTCAGGCCGCGAATCTGGGCCTCGATTGCTGTCGGCACGATTGCCACGTTGGCAGAGTAGCCGTTGGCCTTTGCCTGAGCGATGGCGTCGAGAATGACGTCCGCGATGGTCGCATTCTCATACTTTGCGCCGGTAGCGGCGAATGCGGTGCTTCCGGAAGTCTTGAGGCCGTAGACGTGCAACGGCTTGGCAGCGTCCTCTCCGTCTCCCTTCCAGATTAGCTCGTCCGCCTTGCGGAGGATGCGAGCGATTCCGCGTGTGCGCGCCCACTGATAGACGGCGTTGAACCAGTCCGCAACCTCGGACGATACCTCGATGAACGAGCCGATCTTGGCGAACTTGCGCGTCTTTCCGGACACGGCGTAGCTGTTTGCTTTGGTCGCCTCCTCGAACTCTCCCACGTAGTCAGTCTGGTCAGTGTCAGAACCTTCAAGCCATTCAATGGAGTTGCCGGTTCTGGTGATTCTCGGGAAGGTGGTGAGGAACGCATTGGCGGCCAGCTTGTCAGCGTGGATGTTCGGGTCCAGCTGGACGGCCAGCGATGTGTTGGTGATGTTTGCGGTCGCAAGTTTGAACGAAAGACCGCCGTAAGTTTTGCTCTTGACGAATGTCTCCATTTCCTCCTTGTGCTCATCCATGAATTCACGGAGAACGACGTCGAAGGACTTTTCGCCCCTCTCCTTCAGTTTCTTGCCGAGGTCCTCGATAGCCTTCTGCTGCTCCTGGATGGTCTTGTCGAGGTTCTCTGCCTCCTTCTTGCGCTCTTCAAGCGCCTCTTCTGCCTTTGCCAGCTTGGACTCGGTCTCCTCTGCCTTCGCCTTTGCAGCAGCAGCCTCCTTGACTGCATTCTCGGCCTTTGTCTCCGCAGCCTCCATCTTTCCCTGGAGTTCCTGCGCTTTCTTTTCGATTTCTGCCATGTTAGTAGGGTTTAATTATAGTTTTGATATTATTCTCTTTGCGATTTCCTCCTCGACCGCATCGTGGAGTGAAGACAGCTGCGCCTCCGGCATTGCCGCCAGCGAGCCAGCCATGTCTTCAGCCTTCATGTCCGTGAGGGTGGCCAGCGGATTGGCCGCACGTGTCACCGGCGATACCTCGACGATGCTGATTTCCTCCAGATAGCGCACGTCTTGGCCGTCTTCCTTGCCGTAGGTGTATGTGTCCGCATAGTAGCCGATTGAGAACTCCTTGATGGCTCCGGCCTGCAACAGGATCTGGACGTCCTTGCCCTGCTGAGTCGGCAGGATGTCTGCTTCTATCCAGAGCCCCTTGTCGTCGACGCCCTTCTCGGTGATTACGCCGATTACGTTGCGAATGTCGTGTTGATAACAGAGTGCGCAGCGCTTGCTGTCCTCGGACCTGAGCCACTTGTCGCATGCGCCTGTCTTGATGATGTCGCCGTAGCTGTCGATATTCCCGAACGCAAGGGCGTAGGCACGGATGGAAAGCGTGCCGTCGTCCTTTTTAGATTTCACCTCGATGCCGCCAGCGTGTGATTTATACTGCAATGCCATTGTTAATTGAGATTTACGCATGAATTTAACCCCGTGAATGGCAGGTGCTTAAATGTGCATATAGTCACGTTTGCGGCGCAAAAAAAGGGAATCCCGAAAAAACGGAATCCCCAAAAACTAAAAACAAAGTTATGGAATCACATCGGCACGCGCATCACTGCGCATGCGCAATTAATTATTTCTCCAGCTTCGGCGCCCATACTCGTATCGTGCGGGTACATGAGGTAACTGCGGCCGACCTTGAACGGCTCGTCCTGTCCTACGATCACGCCGTCCACCTCGATGTGCGTCTCCCTGGAATTTCCCAGGCCGCTGACGCTCCACTGCTTGGTGTACTTGACGTCGAGGGTGCGCGCGGCCACGTCTCCGGCCTTGCCGAGCCCTATCATGGCCTCCGTCTGAATTATGCGCCGGACTTGCCACAATGCCAGCTCGTTATATTCCTTGTATACCTCAAGCGTCACTTTCTCTATGCCGGTGACGCCATCGGCCATCTTTGCCCGCAGAATCTTGATGAGGTCCTCCTTCAGCGTGCCGGACACGGACACTATCAGGTCACCGACGCGCTCGTTGGCGTACTGCTCCAGCGAGGACATCCACATGCTCTTCAGCACCTCGCTGTCCTCCGCCTTTTTCCTGTTCATGTCGCGCACCACGCTCTGCGCGTGTGGCAACCCCACTGAAAGTATCAGGCCGCGCTCTATCTGCTGCAGGTACGGCTCCGAAAGGTTCGTGTTAATGACGCCCGCCCATTCGCTAGGGTCGTAGTCCTTGCACAAGCCGAGGACGCGCCGAACCTCCGCGCGCCGCAGACGCTTGAGGCGCGACTCATAGGCCTGTGCGATACGCAAGGCCTTCAGTCGCAGATAGTCAAGATGTCTGCGCATTGCTGGACTTATCCGCCTACGCATTACCCGCCAGCTCGTTTATGTCAATGTCCGCAGCCTCGTTGCCGAACTGCATGCCCATCGGTATCATCGGTTTGTCCGCCCATTCCTCGGGTATCGGTTCGTAGCCCATGACCTCACGCTTCTCGTTCACCGATGCGTTCATCTTGTCGAGAGCATCGAGCGCGTCTGCCGGCTTCTCCTGGAGCACGTCTATCCTCTGCGTGTCCACCTCCAGCGAGAACTCCTTGGAAAGTCCGCAGTAGTTCAGCAGATCCTCGGCGAACTCGTTGGCCATCGGCACCGCGTTCATCTCGAAGATGGTCTTCTTTGCCTCCTTGGCGTTCTCGTACTTGCTCTGCCCGTAGTAGAGGTCCACAGGTATGTTGTAAGCGAAGCACAGCGCCGTGACGGCTTCCTTGTGGCTCTCTAGAATTGCCAAGTCCACCGGAGCGTTGCCCAGCGTCTTCACGTCGATCGGGAAGCGCAGCACCTTCGTCTTGCCGATGTTGTCTTTTGAGTTGAAGTCTCGCTCCAGCTGGTCTCCTTCAGCCGGTCGCGTGATGCCTGTCAGCTTGTCCTGCGGAGGTGTCACTATGTTCGTGACGCCGCCATTCTTCAGCGCGATGTCCTCGCGCAAGATGCCGCTCTGCATCATTGACAGGTACTGATACGCGGACGCAAGGCGTGACGTGCCGAATGCGCTCTGGTCGTCAAGGTTGTAGTCGAAGCTCTCGAACACATCCGAGAAACGGATGGTCTGGTCACCGGCCAAGCCTTGCAGCCTCACACCTTCCAGGACTGAATCCTGCCCCCATTGCGCGCCGATGCGCCAGGACGGGATAACATACATTTCCTTGATTGTGCCCAGATTGCGTCCGACGGCTTTCGGTGCATAGACCCAAGCGTCGCCGTACAGCAGTTTGTTGACAGCCCACGCAGTGCCGAACTTTCGGATGGTGAAGCGGTCGTTAGGCCGCGCCAGCAGGTCAATGAGCCAATGCTTCTGCACCGGCTTGTCGTCTGCCTTGCTAGTCAGCAGCAGGTACTGCATCACCTCGCCGACATTGCGGGCGATGTAGTTCACCACACCCTGCACCGGAGCGCTCTGCTGATAGAACTTCTTAATTGTCATGCGGTCCATCTCCGTGATAGGCGGAAGCTCCAGACCGCGCGTGCAGTTAGCGATAGCCTGAAGGTAGACATTGGCGGCATTCTCGCCGACCTCTCCGTAAAAGCCCTTTATTTCGTTTCGCAGAGCCTGTATTTCCTTGTTTGATATGAGACTTAAACCGAACATATAATTTCAAATTTGCCCCAAAATAGCCCCGTTGGGGCTATTGTCATATTTGCGCATATATTCGTGTTTGTGCAAATTGTCATTAGGCGACCGAAAAGATTTGCATTTTTTTTGAAGAATTTTCCTGTTTTTCTTGCATAATAAACAAAAGTTTATTATCTTTGTAATGTTAAAAAAGAAAAGGCATGAAAAGAAAAACAAAAGAAAGAATCAAGCTCGAGAAAGAGCTGCTCTTCTACTTGGAACTCTACGGAGAGATTCGAGGTCGAAATGAAACTCAAAAGCTTCTGGCCGAGTTGGATTACAAGATTGACGAACTGGTAGAAGAACTGAAACATTAACAACCCCCACCGCAAGGTGGGGAACAAAACTTATAGATATGATAGACAAGACTTATATGGACGACCTGAAGAACAGGTTCGTCAATGCCAAGACCGAGAGTGAACGGGAGTGTGTCAGGGCTGAGATGAGCGCGGCCTGTGCAGAGGATCCGAAAGCAGTGGGTGAAGTCATGGCCATGCAACTTGACGAGACTATCGCAGAAGCGAAGAGCATGGCCATTCGCGAGAAACTCGCGAGCGTACTCCCTGCCATTTCCATGTCGTACATCGCGAAGAATTATTTCGGCAAGTCCCGTTCATGGCTCTGCCAGCGAATCAACGGGCTTGCTGTCAACGGAAAGGAAGCGAGGTTCACGGAGTCCGAGAAGGCCACTCTTGACCTCGCACTGAAAGATATAGCAGGCTCGCTGTTGAATGTCCGCCTGTAAGGCTGGGCGGTCGCCTTTTCTTTTTAACAGAATCAGCCTTGTGCCCTGCTCCTCGGAGCGGGGCTTTTTTATCCATCCCCGATGGTGTTCGTCTGTCCGAGGTATCGGAGCTTTGTTACGCAGGCATAGTTGATGGCATCCATGAGGTGGTCATTGCCGTCCTGCGGCTCGCTCAGATAACGGCTCCGGTCCTTCGGGTCAGGCTTCCACGAGTAGCGGTCACTCTCCCACTTGATGTGCTCGCCAACATACTTGACGGAGAAATATTGCAGATAGGATATTCGGCCTTCTTTGTTTCTGTTGTCCGCCGGCATGGCGCAGAGGTTGTTCATCCGGAGCTCGCCGATGTGCTCCGGTCGTGCAGGGTCGCAGTAGATGTCCGCCTCGCGGTCCACGCCAAACGCCTCCATATCCTCGTAGATGATTCGGGCGATATGCCCAGCGAGCAGCTTCGGCTGGTAGCACACCTCGCGCAGGTAGATGGTCTTCGTGTCAATGTCATAGGCACAGCAGACGACCGCCGTCGGGTCGTTAGCGTAGCCCCAGTCGATGCCGTAGAAGCAAGGCAGATTTTTAGGAAAGTCGTTCAGGCTAATCTCCTTCCAGCGCTTGTATATGATGCCTTCTGACAGCGTGGCCCATTCTCCGAGCCAGATGTTTCGGTACTTTTCCGGCGCTTCCGCTTCCATCTTGCGCGCCTGCCGGATGATTGAAGGATTAAGATTGTGGATATTGTCTAGGTATGTCGTGGAGATGTAGCAGACGTCTCCGATGATGCCATTGAAGCCTTCCGGCACATTCCGGTAGAATCGCTCGTAAATCCAGGAGTGCACGTCCGTAGGGTTGAACGACAGCGCCACGGTATTCGGCGCGTCTGGAAGTCTGACAGAAAAGTCTATCGTGTCGAAGAGGTCAGGGTCTGTCAACTCTTGAGCCTCGTCCAGCACGAATGTCTTGATGCCCTGCAATGATTTCAATTTCGCGACCTGATTGCCGGAGCTTGCGAGCAGACCCCTGAACAGAATCTTAGCTCCGGTCGATAGATTGACGATGTCAGCAGCCTTCACGCGGAAGTGGTTTTCAAGCTCAAGCGCCACGACCTTGTCGCGGAACTCCGGAATTACTGACACCTCCGCAGATGTCATGGTATATCGTGCGAATAGGATATTATGGGGGTCGCGGTAGGTGCTCACGCATTGGGATGTGTTCACGGCATAGGACTTGCCGGATGCGCGCCCTCCCTTAACAAGGAAGTAACGCACTTCCGGCATGACTTTGAAAAGCGGCTTGTATTTCGGCGAAAATAGCATTAATCCTCTTTGTCGTTTTCTTCTTGTTCTTCTTCCTCTCCGAAATAGATGGCTGGCGGTTGCGCATCTCGAAGTGTCGCGTCTGCCTCGACCTTCTGCGTGGCCTTGCCGTCCAGCCTGTCGACGATGCTGTCCAAGGTTATGCTGCTGCCTTTCTTTATGTCCTTGATGAGGGCGGATAGATAACCAACCAGCAACAGCGGAAGCTCCGGATCCTGGAGCATCTCGGACGCCTTGTTCTTGTCCGCCATCAGGATGTTCTCCAGTATCGTGCGGATGTCGTCGTGGCTCAAGCCGATGGCCTTCAGCTTCGTCAGGATGTTAGGACGGCGGCCCTTCTTCTTCGGCTGGTTCGTGCTGCTGAACCGCGTCTCCCTACCGATGCTGGCGATGTTCTTGTTTCCTGGTCTCCCCATGTCAAATCCTCCCCGATTAATTGCCGATAGCGGTTGATGCGTTCTGCTGCATGACGAAGCGTATGCGCTCCGCCGTGTCGAACCTCACGGGGATGCCGTCGGTCACCTTCTTGACTGTCCGCCACGTCAGCCCTGACTGCTTCGCTATCTGATACACAGACAAGCCGCAGCCACGCACTTCACGCGCCAGCTGTCGCAAGCTCTCGTCGCAGTGCTCCATAAACTGCTCTTCAGTTATTGTCCTCTGATTGTCCATATCTTTTTTTGTTTATTCAATTTCTCGTGCGGCGTTAAGCCTTGCGACTATCGCCAACTCTTTTTCTGACAATTCCCAACGTTCTGCCTTCTCACGTTCTGCCTTCTCACGTTCTGCCTTCTCACGTTCTGCCTTCTCACGTTCTGCCTTCTCA